TGGAGACAGCGTATATAAGGACAGCACATTAAGCGAACGGTCTCTTTGCTTCACTTCACAGCAGAGAACACACATTTCGACGCTCTCAATCGGCGGCGGTGAGTACAGCATGGCTCTACTTCACTTCAAGAATGCCTTTGAAAGCTTTACGGGTGTTGCCTATACTTATATTCTTCGACTACCTAAATTTCCTGAAGAGAACTATCACTCAAACCTGCAACAATGTTTGGGGAATAGCTTTCACGCAAATCTTTATGAAGACATGGCAAGCACAGGCTTGTATCCAGATTTTCCGATCGAACACTGCTCTGATTTGGCTGACTATCAATCAAAAACTTATGAAAAAAGTCTGGCCGACTTTGCCGAAGTTGCCATAAAAAAGGTGTTTGAAATTCAACAATATACTAAAACACCTTCTTACAACAGCTACATACAAGTAGAACATGGCTCCAATTTACATGTTCACTTGGTGATAGCCGGCACCGGCTTAACAAAATACACTGCGAAAGCTTTTAGGCCTAAACTAGCAGCATATTTCTATGCTCAAATTGAACAAAAACAAAAAGAAATGCTAAAATACCTATACGGCTCAGATTCCTGGAAGCCATATACTGAACCAGTAAAAACAGCATTAGAAGAATCACTAAATGGAAGCTCTGAATATTGCACCATTCTACAATACAAAAGTAGAAACGGAGAAATGTACTCTTGTAGAGTAGACCCTAAAAGCTTCGTTTCAAACTATTTGCTACCTAAAAACTTAGAAATTGGCTGGAAAAACTGGTCAGGAACATACAAAGTTCCAGGACCAATGGCAGACTCGTTTCTACTGACTGGAAAATACTACACTTACACAAGCATAAACGGCCTACAACTGCCTCCAGATGAAAGAAAAAATCTAAAAGACTGGTTAGATGAATCATTTGGAATAAACACATCAGAGCCAATCTTTACTGGAGATCCTTTAGCTGACTTACCAAAGGTAAGCAAAGCTCAATGGGACAAAACAACACAGCCGGGAGGAAAAATGTCTAAAAGAGAAAGCTTGGTTCTTGATTGCATGAATAGAGCAATCGAAAGCGACTGTTTAACTTACGAACAGCTTGTAGATAAGCACCCAGAACTTATAATAATGATGGAAAGCCAAGCAGGTGGCAACCGTTTAATTGAACAAACCTTGAACATGGTTCACATAAAGCTAACGCAAAAATATACAGCCATGACTTATCTTGTAAAACGGTTTCCGACCTTTGAGCTTGCGTTAGACAATAAAGTAATTAGACTGTTGAACTTTCAGGGCTATAACTACTGGCAAGTTGGACATTGGCTTTGTTGCGTACTAGACAAAAAAAGCGGCAAACAAAATACAGTTAGCTTTTACGGGCCAGCAAGCACCGGTAAAACTAACTTAGCAAAGGCAATAGTAAATGCAGTTAATCTTTTTGGAAACGTGAATCATTTAAACAAAAATTTTGTGTCCAATGATTGCTCCAACAAACTTATTGTTTGGTGGGAAGAAGCATTGATGCACACGGACTGGGTGGAACCAGCAAAATGTGTGCTTGGAGGAACAACTGTGAGAGTCGATAGAAAACACAAAGACTCACAGCTCCTTCCACAAACACCGTGCATAATTTCAACAAACAACAACATCTACGAATGCGTTGGAGGAAATCACGTTTCACACGTACACTGCAAACCCTTAAAAGACAGAGTCGTGCAACTTAATTTCATGAAGACACTGCCGCAACACTTTGGTGAAATTTCAACAGAAGAGGTGGCAGCATGGCTCCTAACTTGCAAGAACAAATTTCAGTGCACATTAGAAGGTTACTGCAATCAATGGAAAGTGAAACACGTAATAAACGACATGCCGCTTGCTAAAGTGTGTGCCTCTCATTCACAGGATTTTACCTTACATGAACAAGGAACGTGCACCCATTGTGGTGCTTACCTGCCTCTTACTATTGATATTGAATCTTGCGGCGGTGATAATCCTGGGGACGACGGACGTAAGTAACATTTTTTACAAAAGGGACAGGGAAATAAATCTTTAAAAAATACTAAATATCTATTTTTTCATAGGTGTCCCTGATTGAGCAATCATCGGAACTAATAGCTCGAGTGCTCGAGGTCAAGGCGGAGAACCTGACAGAAAGAAGCTGAAATACCAGGTACTTACTAAAGAACAGGAAGAGTTCCTAGATGAGTGGGCATCACAGCCACAGGATGAATCAGAGATCGAGCTATACAACCGAAGAAGAGAGCAGCTCTTCGAATCGCCGCTCTCCTCTGACAGCAAGGACATCTCCGAAACAGAGCCGACATCGGAGTTGGAGTCGGAGTCGGAGTCGGAGTCCAAGAAGAAAGAGGGAGGAGAGCCCATACAGGGGGAGGAAAGAAATGAGCAGATCTCCCCAGAAACAGGGGAAAGAGAGGATTGAGCAGCCTAGAAAACAATTTAAAGAAAAAAAGAATAGCATTGTTGATGCTTTTGTAAAATATAAAGCTAAGCATAATACTGATCAATCTTTTTGCGGGTTTCACTGGCATTCATGGAGATTAGCTAAAAAGGGCACAGACAGGGTATTTGATGAAATGAAAGCTGAATTTCAAATTCGCTGCAGGGATGGGAAAATTGAGTGGCCTGATGCAAGGGAAATGTTGTTTAAATTTAAAAAAGCTATAGATAAAGATTACAGAAGCATGCTGTGGCACTTCAGATTTACTGAATGTACTAAATGTGATTTTTGGGATGATGTGTACAAAAAACATATGGCTAATGTGCATCATGAACCTCCACAGGAATTAACAGACGAAGAGCTACTTGCAGCATTGCAAGAAGCTGAAGCTGGAAAATAAAACTGATGATCATTGTGCTCATGTTTATTATAAGCTTAATAAAATTTGACATATGAATCAATTGTTTCCTGTGGTACGCTCCAAAAAAAACGACGGCAAAAGAGGACACGGGAAAAAAGCTGAAAAACGACCAAGTGAACTAAAAGATCCTGAAAAACCTACAGGTGAACTCGAACTAGTTGGAGAAAGATCCAACTGTTCCAAAACTCAAAGACATTTTTACTTTGCGTGCCAAAACCAAGGTGCAAAAAGAGCAAAAATGTCCGCACAGGGGGGCGAGAACATTGAAGAGGTTGAAGTGGATACAGGTGCGGGAAGTGGGCGGTCAGGCGGTGGCGGAGGAGGTGGAGGAGGAGGAGGCTCTACAAATGGAGGAATTGGAATGGCAACAGGAGGTTGGGTTGGAGGAACATACTTTGGAAAAAACAAAATAGTAACAAACATAACACGTCAATGGTACGTGCCGATATATAACGGCCACAAATACACAAAACAGACAGAAACAGATAATACTAACTTTTGGAACGGAATAAGAACACCATGGGGCTACATTAACATGAACTCATACAGCTGTCATTTTTCTCCAAATGACTGGCAAAGACTTTTAAACAACTACAAAAGGTGGAAACCAAAAAAAATGAGGCTGCAGTTATACAACTTACAAATAAAGCAAGTAGTCCAACTAGGCACAGATACACTATACAACAATGATCTGACAGCAGGGGTGCACATTATGTATGACGGGTCACACCAATACCCATACTCACAAAGTGGATGGGACAGTGAGCTAATCCCTGAACTGCCAGGGATGATTTATAAACTACCAAACTATTGCTACTTCCAGGAACTAGGTGACATAGGTGATACAGGCTCAGACTTAAGAGAATCATGGCTAGGGACAGCATGTCCCTTATTCTTTCTTGAAAGCTCCTCACATGAGGTACTAAGAACAGGAGAAGAAACAGGATTTGAATTTGATTTTGATTGTGGATGGGTACATAATGACAGAGCATTTTGTCCACCACAATGCGACTTTAATCCCCTAATCAAAACCAGGCGAAGCAGAATAATAATGGGTTCTTCAGGAAACACATCAGAACCATACTATGACTACAAAAAACCTAGCAATTGGATGCCAGGACCAGGAACTCGACTAAACGGACACCAATCAGGAAACAATCTAAAAACATCTTCTGGGCCCTTTAACACATCATGGGCACCACCAGGGGTAACACAGGGAAGTGACACAACCTACCTAAACTCACCAGCAATGAATCGATCACAATGGGCCTCAAAATCAATGCCAACAGCACCAGCAAATGCTGCATGCAGTCAAGTAGACCCAAACTCACTAGCATTCAACGAACCAACACAATTAGGACAGCAAGGTGACACTAACATAAGATACAACAACATAAGCAATGATCTAACTAGATGGGGAACAGTATGGAGTCAGTCACAACAAGTATACACATCACAACCAACACAAACTCGACTAGACACAGTATGGCAATACCCAATGCAAGCATGGAACGGACAGGAAGTAACACGCTACGCTCCAATTTGGGACAAACAACCAAACACAGATTACCATACAACATTATCATCATCAGACGGAACACTTCCAATGAAACATCCTCCAGGAAACATATTCATTAAAGTAGCAAAAATTCCAATACCAACAGAAACAAACACAGATTCATATCTAAACATATACTGCACAGGACAAATTCCCATTGAAATTGAATGGGACGCTGAAGGATATGAAACAAAGAACTGGAGACCAGAACTAAGAATAACATCCTCAAACATTGGCAGAGGGGTGTACAACATAAATGCCGCAGGAGAATACAACACAACAGGAAGCCAACTCAGCAACATGCCAACAAGATTTGGAATGAACAGAATCAACCAAGTGTTGTAA